CTCATATTCCGATCCTCTTACGTGTGCTGCCACTCATCTGTAAACGCTTCAGTGTTTGCTGTTCACCTTGTTTAGCACCCTGCTGTGCGGCCTGCTGCATTCCAGTTTGGAATTGATCAGCAGTCACGTAATCGACGCTATTGATCCGCTCCACTGTGTAGCGAACATCAATTGGAGCGGCAATAGCAGTTCCGCCTCCTCCTTCTGTTGCTTCAACTGCACCGGATTCTGCAATAACAGAACCACCACGGCTGCCACGTGAATAACGAGACATTGCTGTACGCATCTTTGATTCAGGGATGACATATTCAGGCTCACCACCTTCACCAATTAAAGCGTTAGTGGGGCCTGAAACATATCCACCCTCTGCAAAGGTGCCAAAAGCAGCAGTGTTGCCCAGTGTGGCAAACGCATTGTTGTTGACTGCGCCAACATCTCCAACCCCAACGCCAAAACCACCACCACCACCACCAGAAATGCCAAGAGCTTTCATGATCGTGCCGTACAAGATCATCGCCAGTTGTTGCGCAATGATCTGAGCTGCCATATCTAAAAAGTGCTCAGCCGTTGCTGCCAACATGTCTTTTAGTGCATCTTCTGCAGATTTGCTGCCGTTAATTACGCTTTTAAATGCACTGCCAAATGCGTTACCAATAACGGTGGCACCTGCTGCTACTTGGTTCTGCACGTCAAGCAATTCTTCCATCTTCTGCTTCATCTGAAACATTGGATCGGCTTCAAGTGCTTTTTGCTGTCTGTCTGCTAATTCTTTTGCAGCCTTTTCAGCCGCGTCTAGCCGGTCTTGCTCAATCTGCTGTAGCTCTTGGTTTTTGCTCAACTCAGCGTCAAGCAAGGCACTCTTTTGCGCAAGCACATCGTCATTAAATCGCTGACCAATTTGAAATTGCTTAAGTGCAAATTTTGCGTTTACGTCATCAACCTTGCCCTCAGTAAGCTTTGCATCGCGGATCGCTTGGCGCAGGTTAAACTCCTCCTGCGTCATTTTTACTTTTTCCTTTTGTTGCTTTGTTTCTTTGTTGCCGCCTAACTGCGCACCAGTTTTTTGAATAGCGTTAGCCGCTGGCGAGGTGCCATCAGTTGGTTGGTTTGGACTAAAGCCACCGGCCTCTGCCATGGCGTTTACGCCTTGTCCAACCGTATTCACAACACTCGAAGCTGCTCCTGAGACAAAACTGCTAACAGCGTTTGCAGCACCTACCGCCATATCAACAAGTGTTTTCAAAGGCTCAGGCAGTCCCTTATATATTTCTGTTAGTTTTTCGTGGATAACTGAGCCAAGATCTGCAAAAGCTTGTACAACTTGAGATGCAATACCTTTGCCAAAATCTATGACTGCCTTAAGTGCGTCGTAGGCATTTCCAGCAACCGACTTAAAGAATCCAGTAACAACGGCAGTAGCAAACTCAGCTTTCTCCATAATCCCTTGGAATCCTTTTTCCAATTCCATTGCCAGCGTGACGTTTTCCTCAAAAGGCAAAAGCTCTTGAAAAAACTCAGCGGCTGCCTGGCCTATTCCACGGAACGGCGCAAGCAATGCGTTTATTGAAGCTGCCAAGACTTCAACAGTTACTGCAGCAACTTGGAAAATTCCTTTGAGCAATATGCCTAGCTCAGAACCATCAGCAAAAAGGTTTGTGAAAGCTGTTTGCAAGCGTTTCAACGCACCGTTAATTGTATCGCTAGCTTCAAATGCTGCCTTAGCGGCTTGGCCTTGCGAGTCTTTTTGATTCTGTAAAAGTTTGTTGTATTTGTCTGTATCGGCGAGCAATGAAATTATTGCCTGCCCGCCTTCAATTCCAAAAGCCTTAATAATGGTGCCGGTGTCAGCCCCTGTTTTTTTAATCTTTTCAAGCGTGCCCACCAAACCATCACTTTTCAGCGTGGCTGCGTTAATTTCAACGCCAAATTTTTCAAACTCCTTACCTACTTTGCCCCCAGCAATTTGAGCAAATGCGTTCTTAAGGGACGTAAATGTGACTTCTGCTTTTTCGCCCTTTCCTGTAATTTGCGCTACTGCAGCGTTGACTTCCTCTAACGGCACACCCAGCGCAGCCGCGATGGGGGCGACCTTTGCGATGTTGGCCGCATACTCACCGATGACAATTTTGCCGTCGTTTTGCGTTTGAATAAATCCATCGACAAGCTTGCCTGCTTTGTCAGCTGACATCCCATAAGCGTTCAAAACAGAGGTAGTAGCATCACCAACAGTGTTGATGTCACTAAAGCCACCCGTTGCGCCGAGGCTTGCGGCCTTCAAAATGTTTGCGGCGTCAGCGGCATTTGTAAAACCAGCAGACGCCACGTCATAAGCAGCGCCGGTTAGTTCCACCACACTTGCTTGACCTGACAGCTCGCGGCTTACATCAGACAACCGTTTAGTTAAAGCCTCGCTATCAACGCCGAGTGAACGCACTTTGGCTTCCGCAAAATCTTGCTCAGCAAGTGTCGAAAAAGCAGAAGACAACATGCCTGCTGCTGTCGTCAATAATGCAATCGGCCCTAACGCCGCTTTAAGAGCACCACCTAAAGCAGCAACACCGGGGGTTGCAGACTTAGCTGCTGCACCAATCGCAGCAGTTCCTTTAGCACCTTGGCCTAGCTTTTCGGTACTGCTGGCTGCACCTTCAGCGCTTCGCTTAATTTTGCCAACCGCAATACTAAGCTTTTTCGCGTTTTGAACTGCCTTGGCTGTGCTTAGCTGTACGCCAACGGTTGCTACAGCAGCCATAACTCAACGCCTGTTCATCAGACTTTAGCGCCTACGCTTCGCTTTTTTCATCGCAGCCTCTTGCTCGTCGTTTAGCAAACCAAAATAAGCCGACCAGATGTAAAGCTCTTCTAATGTCAATTCACCGTTAAGGCGGGTAAGTGTATAGCCAAGCTCTTTCGCTACGCCGAGCTGCAATCGTAAAAAATTGTCTTTTTTAAGCTCGGCCTTCAATCTTTTGGGTCTAAATCCTCAGCCTCTAACTCGTCATCGCTAATAACTGCAAGCATTAGGGCCTGCAAATCAGCATCTCGAACATCGTGCTTTAACTCAGCGGCCTGCCCCCCGCTGAAAATACGAGCGCCACTGTCATCCAGTGCCTTCATGATCAGCAACTGCAAAGCAAAAGCATTGGTATCATCCTTTGCAGTCTTCTGTGCTCGCTCACGCTCTGCCATCGTTAATGGCGTACGCCAAAACTCAAACTCAGAACCATCAGACAGTGTCACAACTTTTTTGACTGGCTTGAGGTTCGCTGCTTTTTTCAGTCGATCGAGAGCACTTGACACGCAAAAATTTTGTTGTTCGTTATTAGCTTACACATAAAAAAGCCCCCGACACAAGTCAGGGGCCAATTTATGTATTTGTCTGATCAAGAACGATCAAAATCAAAGCTTGGTGCGCTAGTAGGACGGAAACTGATTTCTACCGCCTGTGCATCATCAGGCGTCACTGCAAATGAAGCCGAATTGATGACGGCAGGAACTTCAATCGAAGTGCTAGCGGTATCATCAGGCGAACCCGCTGATAAAATAACATCGGTGTAAAGTTTGAAAGTTGCACCTGCTTGCTTGCGCTGCACAACGTCTTCAACCAAGCGCGTTGCCATGGTGGTGTCGTCATCGGTTAGATAGACCGTTGCCGATCCAGTGCCATCAGCAAAACCAGTAATAAAGGTTCGGAATGGAGCGTTTTGACCAAGTGTTCCACCAATGGTGGTGGTGTCTAGCTCTTCCCGCGTGACTTCAAACGACCATTCACGAGCATCTCCAATCGATTGAAACTCGGTGAAATCAATGGTAAATGGAGTGGTGCCATCAGTACCATCGCTAGACAATGCAAGCTCACTGCCACCTGCGGTAGCAGCAAACGTAGCAACACCAGTTGCAGCCACGTAAGTCCTGATAAAAACAGGAGTGCCAGCAGCTAATCCACCAGGAAGAGTGCCGCCAGAGCCAGTGCCAAACGAGACTTTGTCATTAACCTTGAAATTTAAGAAAGCACCAACATTGATGTTGTTGCTTCCATCGGTTACGTCTGCGGCTTTAAAGGTGCTGGATGTGCCAGCAGGCTTGTAATAGAGGGCGCCGGACGTACCGGACAAAACAGTAGCCATGATTTTGGCGGTAGTGGCTTTTTTCGAGTCTAGCTTAGGTACGCATCAAAGCTCACGCTTACCTGCACCTGAAAAAACGAATCGGACAAACCAGAAGCAATTTGGCTAGGACCAGACGCAGCATCGAAGATCACACCACTGACAGTTTTTCTGTCAAAAAGATCTTTCACCCGTCCTGCGATCGTATAAGCAGCAGCAGCCCCAACTCCAACGCCACTGAAAACATCAACGATTAAGACGCCAGCCTGCCTATTGGTGCCAGTAGTCGGAGCTTGTAGCGTGAAATACGCATTGTCCCCAAAGTTAATTTGCACGCTTAGCCAAGGCGCATCCGTTGGCGGAGTAAACGCAGTGTTCGCGTAAGCGACTTCATAGGCAGGAGAACCAGCCATTTCAGTAGCAATCCGTCCTTCAATGACGGCACGAACATCGTTGTATGTGCTGGTCATGTGTCTTTAAAGTTTGTTCTGATGAAATTTGCAATGTCCTTTGCAACAGTTAAATGATAATTCTGCTCAATTTGATTATTGCGTGAACGCCATTCCCCTTTCCAAGAGGGAGGCATGTTTTGCCCAGCAATTACAGCCGCTGCATACTCAACGTTGTTGTAAACAATATATCTATTGCCTATTTTTTCGTCTCGATAGTTCGTCCGGTTAGGTGGCCTGAGAACGTTTCCATAATCATTGGGCGGCTCTCCAACTCCATCAGAAACGTTTTCAGAAATTTGCCAACTGACTTTTAAACGACCTGTGTCAGTTGGGCTGCCCTCTTTTAGACGCTTATCAGTTTCGTTGACTGCAGCTTTAAGCAGCTCTTCAAAGCGTCCAAATGAATAATCATCAATTTGATCAACTCGAATGCGCTTTGCCATGGTTACGCCCTCAAGATCAGTTCATGAGTGATCGCCGCGCTTTCTTGCTCAACCGTGTTAACGGTAATAATTTGATACTCAACAGAGCTAATTACAACACGATCTTTTGGTGCAGGAACTGTTGCCAGGTCTTCAGCAGCAACTGTCAGACGCTTGTCTGCAGTCTTGATCAGCTCGTCAACCTCGGTAGAACTGATGCCTTCAATTACGCCCTTGATGGAGGTGTCGCTAGTAGTTTCAGTTACCGTCCCAGTCGCAGTGTTATACGCGCCAGCAGAAACGTAACGAATCGTCACATCCGCACCAAACTTATTGATGACCGTGCCAGCGACGTTCTCTAGCGACTTAGCAAGTCCCATTAGGCAATGTATCCAATGACAGTGCCAGAAGTCAGCCTGACCGAGGTGATCACCAGGCCCTCAATACAAGAAGATGTATTGAAATTTACTCCAGTCGCATCGCCTCCAGCAAGGTTTTCATCAATCCCTTCTGCTGTCAGCGTATGGATCACAGAATCCTCAAGCGCCATCAACTTCACAAATTTGGCGGTGTGAGTTGCTGTGTTCGTGATGATCGTTGCCTTTGTGGGCTCAAATCCAGATCCGTAACCCATGATCAGCTCCGTTTGATTGCGATGTTGCCTGGTCCGCTAATTCTAAGACCTGTCAAGTACCTTTCAAACATTGGCGGCACACGATCAGCGCCTATAGCTCCGGTCTTATCAGGTGTTACCTGAAGGCTGCCAATCTTGACGCTCTTGAAATCTTCTAAGCCGCCAAGGCTGATGCCATCAACATTGTTTTTCAAATAAACGGCTAACTCAATCTGAGCACGTTTAATTTGATCAGGGATTTCGGTGTTTGTGTAGTAATCCTCTGTAAGACGAAAAGGAAACCCAGAACTGTAAGAGCGCACGTAGGTGTCTGGCTTGCGAACACCTTCACGAGGCCATTGCCTTGCTTGCGTATCGTTTGTTCTTGCGCCTAAAAATCTTTCGCGATCAAGCCTCTCTGCAGCAGCAGTTAAAGCACGATTGCGCGTGTCATCGTTGCCAGTAGTCCATTTTGATACATCAGAACTACTGATCATGGCCTCTACAAAAGTGTCGGCTTCAGCCAGTGTTATGTAGCTGTTGGCGTTTGCGCCTCCCGCTGTTGCGTCGATTGTTACTGCCATCAGGCGTCACAGTAAAAGTTTTCTGGGCAGGCTTTTCAGAGCTAGAGACTGCCGCTTGTGCAGCAGCCTCACGCTCCTTCATCCGCCTAAAGGCGAATAAACCCATCAGGAGCTTGCGCCTTTGAGAAGAACAAAGCTCAGCACGATGGCTTCACTTGCAGTCGAACCAACGTTGGCCACAGTAATTTTGAACGAACCAGCAGCAATGCTGTTGGCTTGAACGATGTAACTGCCAGCAGTACCGGCAGAACTGTGGTTCACTACAACTACGTCAGTAGCAGTAACCCTGTCGTTGTTGACTGTGAAACTGACTTCAGCAGCACCAGCAAGCTCAGCGCCTGCCATGGTGATCTGACCAGACTCTGTGTTTAGAGTCACGGCAGTTCCTTTATTGGTGGCCTGCGTAACAGTTCCACCAGTAGTAGGCCCTATGGCACTACCAGCTGTTGCCTCAAAAATGGATGACATGGTTAGTTACCTCCGTCAGTCAAGGTTAGATGTGGAAGTAATCCGAGCGATCCCAAGATTGTTGGTCTCGTAAACCTTAGTCCAGTTGCCAACTGTTGAAAGTTGAGCAGCTGTCGGGTTTGCAACTTCAGCAAACCTTGTGCCCATCGGATGATAGACATAGTGAAGGTCGAAACTGAGAGCATCACTTTTAGCCATGATGTCACGATCAGTTTCTGTTCTGAGTGCCATTTGCTCGCCAGAACCAAAAGCCCCGGGCGTAAACAAATAACTGCAATACTCAGTAGAAGAACCAGAACCAGCTGTCTGAACATCCGAACTAATAATAACCCGAAGGCCCATAAAAGTTGGAACCTGCACACTGCCGAAAGCAGGAGCAGTAGAACCAGAATCAGCAGAAGTGTCAGGCTGTCCGTTGTTATCGTAAATGAAGTCGATTGCTCGACGTTCCATTAACGAGTAGTAAACGGAAGGATGCACAACAATTGTTGACAGCTTTTCACCTTGGTCACCCAAAAGTGATTTAGCTTTAACAATCTGACGCGGTCCAAGCTCGGTTGGTGTGTCTCCAGACGCGCCATCTACTGCAAGCCCAGCAAAAGCAGCACCGCTGGTGTCACCAACAGCGCCAAAAATGCCTGCGCAGCAAGACAGCAAGTCTTTTTGACGCTCGTGAGCAATGTAAGAGGCAAGTTTTTGCCCAACAGCAGCCATCGGATCAGAACCAGCCGCCATAGCGGCTAAATCACGCGATTCAATTGCGTTGCCTCTGTGAACTACAGCGGCACGCTGCTTGTCAGCGGTAATTTTGCCTGGAGTCAGCGAAGTGCTGTCTGTCAACCGCTCGAACGTTAAGTTCAAATTTGCGGCGTAGAAAGGGACGTTGATGAAGTCACCACCATCCTCTGAAGCATTCAGCTCCGCCATTGGCTGCACCACACCGCTAGCCAAAAAGGCATCACGCTTAGTGGTCTCCTCTACCAAGTATGGAGTGAAGATTTCAGGGATGATGATGTCAGAGCGAAGAGTCGCCATGACAGATCCTCAAAAAAAGATGTTTACGGTGTGGGCACAGCCCTAAAAGCGCAGCACAGCTTTGCCTTATTACGCATACTAACGGTTCGCGGCAGTTTTCAACCTCTCATACATGTCGCGATCTGTTCTAAACAGTCGGGACTGCTCAGTCAGGTTAAAACTCTCTTTAGCAAACGGGTTTTTTGTCCCTGCAGGAATGTCTCCTGCATAGCTGCGGCCAGAAGGCGCACCACTGCCTTGCGGTTTTGGTGCTTTCTGCATCCATGCCGGAAGTTTTTGTTTTGCCCAGTCGGCAATGGGCGTGCGTTCGTAACCGTCAACGATTACAACCTGACCATCTGGATCTCTTGCGATCTGTTCTTTTAGAACTTGCGTGTTCAGAATCATGTCTGGATCATGAACCACATCACGCAACGCAGTGGCGGCAGGTGACAAAACCTCAAGCTCACGCACTCGGGCTTCTAGCTCTGCAATGCGCTTGTCCTTTTCCGATGACGCCTCACGGAACTGCTGCTCCAAAGCCTGTCTTGCTTCGGTGTACTTGCCCTGTTTTTCCAGGTCTGCTTGTTCCGCCTTAGCTTTGAAGTCCAGTAGCTCCTGAATGTCAACGCCATCGGGGACAGCCTTTGCCTTGGCTACTGCTTTTTTGTACTCATCCAGCAACTCGGCATTTTTTCGCCTCATTGCTTCAAGTTCTTCTTTGTCTTTGTTGGACTCAAGTGATTGCTCCACAGGAGCATTTTGTTCTTCGGACATGAATTAGCCACAGGCTAGGTTTCAAGACCACTTTACCTTTGATGCCCAGAATGCGGCAGATGTTTTGCCCTTCGCGATATTTTTTGCATGGCGTGCTTTAAAAGACTTGCGTTTAGCTTTGTCCGAATCACTCTCGCCTTTGCGCGGAGGTTTCGTCTTAGCGCCCTGTTGACCAAACCGAATGAGCTTCGGTTTATCGCCAACTTTGACGACAACAGCGTGGCTTTTGCCGCTTGAATGGTTCGGCGTACGAATCGGCTTGTCAAAGCCTTGAAACGTGTGGCCTCCACGTTTGATTTGAGCCATTACTTTTTCTTGCGCTTTTTCTTCAACAGATCAGCGTCAGCAGTTCTAGCTCCACCTTTGCCTGACACAAAGCTGTTGACTCTGCCCATAGCCCAAGCAGCCATTGGCACGTTGCGCGAGCCACTCGACAGGTAAGCACCTTGACCACGCCTATAGACAGCAGCTAGCTGGCCATAGGTGAAACGCGACTTATCTGCCTTTTTTTTGAGCGCGGCTTTTGTTGCCTCGCTTAGTGGTTTTCTTTTTGGTGCCACCTTGTTTGGTCCGGGATGCAGAGACGGATTTGATGTCAATGAACTCGCCACGCTTGTAAGCGTCAGCAGTTCGCTTGATCTCACGCGCTTTCGCAGAACGATTTTTAGCACCTGATAGGTACTTTTTAGGCAGGCCAGTGGCCTTGTCCTTTGGGGTTCGTCTCTGCTTGCGTGCCATTACTTTTTCTTCTTCTTGGGTTTTTTCTTACCCATAGCCGACTGAGGCTTCTTAGGTCCGGTGTAACGAGGCATCAGGCGTCTCCCTTTGCTTCTGTTTTAGCAGCTTTGCTTTTAGCAGCAGGCTTACGCGGAGGACAAGACGGTGCAGCCTCTTCCTGTTGCACCTTGAATTTGTACTTAGCTGGGAGGCCCATAAAGATTACGAAGCTGCTCCAAGGTTAGCTCTGATCCGTCCGCACTAACAAATTTGCGGATTGCGTCAGTTGGGCCGTACTTTTTGGCCAGGCGGTTAAAGAACGCAACTTTTTTAGGGCCAAGAACTTCAGCCTTAATTTCCTTGCTTTGATTGTTGAGCCATTGGCCGTAGCTTTGATCTGCAGGCACCATTCCACCTTGTGCGGCACGCTTGCCTGGCTTTGGTGGTGTAAAACCTAGAGCTTCATAATCAGTAATCGGAACTGTTGTTGACCTGCAATTGAAATGTTGAGGCGGTACTGGACCTTTGCCGTATTCAAACTCCTGACCGTCAAGAGAACGACAAATTGCAGATGTTCTTGTATCTAATGTTGCTGTATAGCGGTATTTTTTTGTCACGTCTTGATTTGCCTCATAAGTTTGTTGGCTTGCAGCATTTGCAACCTGATTGATACTTGTCCGCACTAATGCCATTACCTGATTATTTGCAACCGAGGTAAGCTCCCCACCAGCTTGAGCTAATTGACGAACAGACAAGGGGCCTGTATCTCCAAACTGCAAGCGTCCTTTCAATCGTCGCGCAATCTTCTCTGTTGATTCACCAGTCAGCAAACCATTCCGAACAGTCTTGGCAAAAAGATCAGCCTGCGATTCAGCAAGACCACGAAACGACTTGTTCAACACTTTTCCGTTCGGCAGCGTTATCGCTGTTCCTTGCGTTGCGGTCAACTGAAACGTTGCAGGCGCTCCAGTTACAGCAGCCTGCAGGTCATCGCTTAGCGAAACAACGTTAATGGCTGTTGGGTCAACCGTTGCAACAGACTGAGCAAACTGTGGGCTGATTTGAACGCTACGAATCTGATCACGTAGCTCAAGCGGCAAAGGCTTACGCAGCTGTTCCACGACAAACTCAGACTGCAGTTCTGCTAGCCCTTGCAGCTCCTCGACAGCAAGTGCCGTGCTGGCTCCAGCCCAACCCTCTAGCGATTCTTTAAGTTGAGCCAGAATCACACGCAACCTTGCTGCCTTCGCCGGTGCTGATAACTCATCAATGCCACGCAGTTGATCAACAGCTTCTAGGATCAAATCGTTGTAAGTGACAGCAATGCGCTTTGCAACGCTGTTGCTAAAACGGTTTAAATCAACCGCATTTCGATACAGCGCAGCTGGTGTCGTCATGTTGGCTCAAGACCTAGTTCATCAGCTGGTGCAATACACAATGTTGAGACGTCTGCACCATCGCGCAACGCATCACCAATAAAAACAGTCAACTGGTTTATTACGTCAATATCGTAGTTATGAAGAGCCGCTTCAGTAACTCCACAAATTTTGCCATCACAAAACCAAGTAAATCTCACAACCGCAAAATACTGATTGATTAACTGATCTTGAGCAAAATACAAAACTTGTTTGCGTGGTGGCCTTGGTTTTTGCAGCTTGTCTAGCCAACTCATTATTCAGCAGCCTCAACTTCCTCCGCTTCTGGCATCGTGCTTTCTTCTGCTGGTTCTGGTGCTGGCTCAGGCGTGTTCATCTCTATCAATCCACCGTTTTGCGTAGCTTCAAGCTCGTTTTCAACGTCAAAGTCATCACCAAGCACTTCGCCAGCTTCTAGCTGCAAAAGCAAGGTTTCCTGTGTGATCGTGCCAGCAGTATAAAGCTGCAACAACGCTTGGATTTCTAAAGGCTCAAGCCTTGTTCCCATGAAATCACGATTTACCAAACTGCTGCCAGCGTTTGACTCCTGCATATATTCAGCATGAAACCGCAAGCAGTTGTCGATCATGTCTTGCATTTGCTGAGCCACAACCATCATGGTGCTGTCACCTTGGCTGCGATCAATGCGCTTAGCCTCTGCCGTTTCACCAACCAGCTTGGAACCAAGCACAGCAGCCAAACCTAGTTCGTTGATCTGTGACGCAATCTGCTCAAGCCTGCGGAACTGCGCTTCATAGCTATTGCCTGCAGGTTCAATATATTGAGCAGACGCACCTTCTGGTAATGCCAGTGCTTCTCCTGGGCCTGCGCTGATTTCTTCTGCTGACTGCGGAAAACCAAAGATTGCCAGCATTGGTACAGCACTGATATGCAACTGATTGCTCAGGTCAGATTGCACTTGATAGTGCTGCAGGTTTAACTCAGCAATATCAGCAAGAGGTGGAATCGACTCCAGCACTCCCATGCGGTTCGAGTAGGCAACACTAAAAGGAATGTCACTCAGACTTGTGCGGCCCTCATCAACAACTTTAAAATCACCTTGCTGATCTTTTTGGTGAATCTCAAAAGCCCCAGGGGTTAGAACTCTGACTTGCTCAACTTGCTTTTCACCATACAAACCATCAGGGACAACAATTTTTTCCTGCAGCCTGAGTTGCGTTAGCTGTTGCTTGCCATCTTTTAACTCTGTCCGCCAACCTAAAATATTTTTTGGGCTCACCGTTACCCAATAAGGACGACCGTTATCACCAGCTTTTGGAGCATCTACAAGGACGCCAACGTGTCCATATCGGATGCAAATCCTGCTCGTCTGAAACAACCACGTCTGTAAGTCGTTGCCTTGCAAGTCAACGTCAAACAGCTGCTCACGGATTACGTCTGAAACATCGTCAAGGCGCACAGGTTTACGCGTCAGCATCCCTGCCAACATGCGTTCCAGCCTGACGTAATACGGTGCAAGCACTGACCGTTGCAGTCTGTTGTCGTAAGCCTCGTCAAGTTCTCTTGGTTCTTGCGGCAAAAACTTGCGGTGGCCTTTACGAATTCCGTAAGTGCCACTGAGCATTATTTCGATCAAACCCCAGTGGGGTTCTTGATTGACCCATGACGAATTCGGGTCATTGACCTGAGTGACGTTGCCAATACGTTGCCGCCCAGAGAAACCCGAATACACAGCCAAACCCGCCTAGTGCTTGCAGTTTAGTAAAGCCTAATGCCAGTGCCTCTACCAGCA